ACGGATCCGACGAAGGGCGTTTCCTGGATACTGTACGGAACCAAGCGAAGAACTTTGCTTCGACCGTCTCACTTACGGGATCTTCTAAACACAAAGTCATCATCATCGATGAGGCTGATAACACAGGCAACGACGTACAACTCCTTCTACGGGCAAATATTGAGGCATTTTATAACAACTGCCGATTTATCTTCACCTGTAACTACAAAAACAAAATCATCGAACCTCTGCACTCCCGATGTGCCGTCATCGACTTCACGATCAAGGGGAAACAAAAAGCCCAGTTGGCAGGATCCTTCTTCAAGCGTCTACAAAACATCTTGGATGCGGAGAGGATCGAATATGATCAAAAAGTCGTTGCAGAACTTGTATCCAAACATTTTCCAGATTTCCGACGAGTCCTGAATGAATGTCAACGGTATTCAACCGGAGGGCAAATCGACGCAGGCATTCTTGCATCTTTTTCTGATGTCTCTGTAGATGAACTTATTAAATATCTTAAAGCAAAGAATTTCACAGAAGTTCGTAAGTGGGTAGTGTCTAATCTTGATAACGATGCTTCTGCATTGCTCCGTAGGATTTACGATACTTGTTATGATGTTCTTGTACCCGCTTCTATTCCTGCTGCCGTTCTTGTTATTGCCAAGTATCAATACCAATGTGCGTTCGTGGCTGATCAAGAGATTAACCTCTTAGCGGCATTAACTGAAATTATGTGTGAGTGCGAGTTCCAATGAAAGTATGCTCAAAATGTGGTATAGAAAAACCACTTGATTTGTATAGAATTGAAAGTAGTAGAAACTGGAGAGTTCCTATTGAAAATAGAAGGTCTTATTATAGAGAAGAATGTAAGGAATGTGAAAAGAGATTAAGTAAACAATTAAGAGAAGCAAAAAAATATGCAACTCCTAAACCATTAAAATGTGAATGTTGTTCTAAGAAAACTGAAATTTTGGTAGTTGATCATGATCACAAAACCGGAAAATTTCGTGGTTGGTTATGTAAAACTTGTAATATTGGAATTGGCAAATTAGGTGATAATATTTCTGGTCTTGAAAATGCAGTTCGTTATTTAAAAAAAGAGTGTGAATTTCAATGAACCCATATAAAATTAACTATAAAGACTTAAAAGAAGAACCTGTTAAAACAACTCCAGAAAATGTGAAAGAGGCAAATGAAGGTCTCTTTCGTGCTAAAATGACTCTTCCTGCTGCTGCAAAACATTGTGGTATGACGCAGAAAGAAATGAAACTTACTTTCTGGGAATATTTGAAGTATAACAAACCTGATTATGAAATCTCTTAAGACACCATTACGATATCCTGGCGGAAAGTCCCGTGCTTGTGAAAAGATGGGCGCATACTTTCCAGATCTTCGCAACTATGATGAATTCCGTGAACCATTTCTCGGCGGCGGGAGTGTTGCAATTCATATTACCAAAAAATATCCTTCTCTGGATATTTGGGTAAATGATTTGTATGAACCTCTGGTAAACTTCTGGCAGCAACTCCAGATGTTTGGGGATGAACTCAAAGAACATCTTACTCAATTTAAGAGTAGTGCTCCAGACCCAGAAACTGCTAGAGAACTGTTTAATATCTCAAAGACCATTCTGAATACTCCAAATACTGGAAGTTTTGAGAGGGCAGTTAGATTTTATATTGTCAATAAGTGCTCGTTTAGTGGTCTTACAGAAAGTTCCTCGTTTTCGCCACAGGCATCTAATTCAAACTTCTCAATGCGTGGAATTGAGAAACTCCCAGAGTATTCTAAACTAATTGCAAATTGGCGTATAACTAATTACTCCTATGATTATCTGATGGATGGAAATAAAGGTGCTTTTATGTATCTCGATCCTCCTTATGACATTAAGGATAATCTCTATGGGAACAAGGGATCAATGCACAAAGGATTTGATCACGATAAGTTTGCTACTGATTGCGATAATAACAATATGGATCAGTTGATTAGTTATAATTCAGATCAACTTGTCAAAGATCGCTTTAAAGACTGGAATGCCGCTGAGTTTGATTTAACTTATACAATGCGTTCGGTGGGTGAGTATATGAGAGACCAAAAACAACGTAAAGAACTCTTGCTTTTTAATTATGGAATTGAAGGACTGGTTAAACTCGATCAATCAGACGAAGAACAATCTAATTGATGAAGACCCTTCACTTGAGAAGGAGTATGCACCATATATTATCAATCGTTGCCTCTCAGGGCATGTTGATTGTATTATGTTTGCTAATGAGATGAACCAATATCATTTTCTTCCAAAAAAGATGCAATATGACTTTTTTATAAATAGTCTGAGGAAAAAGAAGAGATTTTCTCCCTGGCTCCGACAAGATAAAATCAAAGATCTTGATTATGTCAAACGTTATTATGATTATAGTAATGAAAAGGCAAAACAAGCTTTGAAGATTCTAACTAAAGAACAACTTAATTTTATAAAATCGAAATTTGAAACTGGAGGAACAAAATGAGTGTTGTAAAGGAACCTATTGTGAATTGGTCACCTGATCAAATGGTTGAGGTTATGCTCAATGAACCTGATGATTTTTTGAAGGTTCGTGAAACTTTAACTCGTATCGGAGTCGCTTCAAGAAAAGAGAGAAAAATATATCAATCTTGCCATATTCTGCATAAGCAAGGTAGATATTACCTTGTACATTTCAAAGAACTGTTTGCACTTGATGGCAAACACGCCAATCTTACGGTAAATGATGTTCAGCGTCGTAACCGTATTGCTCAATTAATTGCTGATTGGGGTCTTGTAACGATTGTAGATGTAAATAAAATTCAGGATATTGCACCACTTAATCAGATTAAAGTACTTTCCTTTAAAGATAAGGGGGAGTGGATTTTGGAAACCAAGTATAATATTGGCGCTAAAAAGAAGCGTACAGAAGAGGAAACCGAATAATAAGGTAGGGAGTTCAACACTCCCTTTTTTATGCTTTCTGTTATAATTATATAAGGATGCCGAAAGGGTCCACAAAACACAAACTCGCTTACAAAGGAGCTACTATAATGACAAATCTCACAAGGTACACTACTGCGGATCTTCCTACTTTATTGGATAAGATCACACGTAATAGTATTGGAATGGATGAATACTTTGATCGCCTTTTTAATCTTCATGAAACAACTTCCAATTATCCACCTTACAATCTTGTACAAGTAAGTAATGTAGAATCTCGTTTAGAAATTGCACTTGCTGGTTTTAAGAAAGGAGAAGTTTATGTATACACAGAGTATGGAAAACTTTTTGTCGAGGGGCAAAAAGAGGATAGAGAAACTGATTCCACTTACGTCCATAAGGGACTGGCTCAACGATCTTTCAAGAGAGCGTGGACCCTATCGGATGACACCGAAGTACGGGATGTCACCTTTGAGGATGGATTGTTAACTGTTGTTCTTGGAAAAGTGGTGCCAGAACATCATACTCGTAAAGATTATCTATAAATATAACTGAATATCGTCGCCGCAGGGAGGCAACTGGCAAAATCCAGTTGACGCCTCCCCATTTTTTTGCTATAATGACTATGATAATATATTAAAAAAATGTCTGTAAAATTATTGCTTCTTTCTACAAATGAAACTTTAATGGGTGATTTAAAAGAAGTATCATCTGAAGAAAAATTTGTTGGATATTTAATAACAGAACCTCAAATTATTTCTACTAAAAGAGAAGTTATTATTTCTGAAAATCCTGTAATTGATAGATCAGAAACTGAAATTCAAGTGTCCATGACTTCTTGGATGCCTCTTTCTTTAGATAGGCAGATTTTTATATATCCAGGATCTGTTGTTTCAATAATGGAACCAGTTCCAACTATTTTACAAATGTATGAGGATAAAGTTAATGGAATCAGTGATTAAAGGAATTATATTAAATAATGGATTTCAATTAATTTCAGAAATAGAAGAACTATTTGTCGGACCAGATGAACCTGATTGTAGATTGATTAATCCTTATCTTTATAAAGATGGTGAATGTGAAAAATGGCCATCATGCTCCTCTGGTACTGAGGTAGTCATTAAATCATCTAATATCTTAACAATTGTTGAAGTTGAAAAAACCGTACTTAAAAAGTATATTGAATTAACTGCAGAATGAGATTTTACACAAATGTCCAGATGGTTGGAGACAACTTCTTGGTTCGTGGATATGAAGATGGTAAACACTTCATGACCCGTGAGAAGTTTTATCCAACTCTTTTTGTCCCTGCGAATAAAAAAACTAAATATCAAACTTTGACTGGTGATTATGTTGAATCAGTCCAACCCGGTTCTGTTCGTGACTGTCGTGAATTCGTTAAGAAGTATGAGAATGTAGAGAACTTTAAAATCTTCGGAAACACTCAATACATCTATCAGTATATTTCTCAAGTTTATCCAGAAGATGAAATCAAGTTCGATACAAGTAAAATTAAAATTACAACTCTTGATATTGAGGTCGCTTCCGAAAATGGATTCCCTGATGTAGAGTCTGCCGCAGAAGAAGTGCTGCTGATTACAATTCAGGATTATTCGTCAAAGCAAATTCGTACCTGGGGTTTGGGTCCATTTCAGAACAAGCAAAAGAATGTAATTTACAGGTCTTTTACTACTGAAAGAGACTTGTTGATGGACTTTATCAACTGGTGGATGACTGAGGATAATATCCCAGAAGTTGTGA